GGACTTGTTGCAACTGCTGATCCTTACATTGGAAAATACTATTCTGTAGACTATATTCGTCGTAAGATTTTACGTCAGACAGATGATGAGGTTAATGAACAGGATAAATTAATTGCTGCTGAGAAGGAGGCGGGACTTATTCCACCAACTGAACAAGAGTTGCAGATAGCTCAAATGGCAATCGACGCAGAAACTAAGGGTCAAAAAAGTGAAGTAGAACCAGAAGTTGACACATCTAGTGTTGAAGCCCCAGAATCGCCAGAAGTTCCCAAAGGTGGCGAGATATAAATAAAACATAGGTATAGGATTTTTATCTCATGGATGAATTAATGAATTTGATTATTGCGGATGAATCTCCATCTGAAATCAGTGATTCAATAAAAAATCAACTATTTGCAAAGGCTGGTACAAGAGTCGATGCAGTTAAACCCGCCGTTGCAAATGCAATGTTAGGTTATGAAATTGAATCTGAGGAAGATGCAGAAGCAGTTGGTGAACTTGATAATGATGAAGAAACCGAAGAGGAAGAGTAAATGGCACATCAACCAGTAGGTGATTCACAAACAATTACTACGTCTGCGACATCAGCAATGGTTCAATTTACCGTTCAGTCTGATACACTCAGAGTTGTTCCTACAGGACAAAATGTTCATGTAGCAATCGGCACAACGGCAGTTGCTACCACATCTGATTATTTTGTTCCAAATGGAACCCCTGCTACCTTGAACTTAGGTAGAGCGAGTTCAATGGGAGTCGCTGACATCACAAAAGGAGCAGCAACAGTTATTACATTATCAGAGGGAATGGGTAATCCATTTAAAGTTAATGATGTGTTAACTATTTCTGGTGTGACTGGAGTAACAGGATTTAACACAACTGCGAAAATTGTATCAATTCAAGAAGCTAGAACAATTGGTTATGCACAATTTGGTGCAAAACTAACAGTTGATCATGATAGTAGAGTTCTTAACTCAGACAACGCAGTGACAACCGCAGCGGAAGCTAGAAGAACTTTGACCGTTGCTGCAAGAACTGATTCTGGATCAGGAAAAATATATGTGCAACAAGTTCAAATATCAGGAGCACAATAATGAAACTCATTACAGAAGAAATAGAACAGGTTGAAGTTATTGTTGAAAGTCGCAACGGTAAGAAGAACCTGTTTATTGAAGGAGTATTCCTTCAAGGTGAAATAAAAAATCGTAATGGTAGAATGTATCCAATGGAGACTCTTGCTCGTGAAGTTGGAAGATATAACGAAAACTTTGTTCAGAAAGGTAGAGCTCTTGGAGAACTAGGTCATCCAGATGGCCCAACTGTCAATCTTGACAGAGTATCTCATAAAATTGTTTCTCTCAAAGAGAGTGGAAATAACTTTATAGGAAAAGCAAAGATTCTTAGCACCCCAATGGGTAAGATCGCATCTAATTTATTAGGTGAGGGTGTTAAACTTGGTGTTTCATCAAGAGGTGTAGGATCTTTAAGTAAAACAAACGAAGGATACAGTGTAGTAGGAGAAGATTTTACTCTTGCGACTGCTGCTGATATCGTTGCAGATCCCTCTGCTCCAGATGCTTTCGTAGATGGCATCATGGAAGGAAAGGATTGGGTATGGGATGGTGGCATACTTCGTGAGAGGATTGCAACTAAAACATACAAACAGATTAACACTTTAGTTGATCAAAGAAAATTAGACGAAAAAAAATTAAGCGTCTTTGAAGATTTCTTAGCAAATCTTTAAATATATAAATAAAAACAGATTATACAAAGGTAATTCGGAGAGTTCAAATGTCCCGTGGGAAAAATTTACAAGAAATGGAGAACGCCGTAACCAAGGGTGCAAAACCAGCTGAGCCCATGCAAACCATGGCAGGCGTGAGTTATGAAGACCTCGGTGGCCCAACTCCAGAAAATAATTCACCAACAGACGATTCTAATAAATTAAAGGATCCAGCTGGTGAAGGTTCATATGCAGCAAATTTAAAATCAGTAAAAGGTGTTATGGCTAAATCAGAAGCTCCTAAAGCTCCAAAAATGGAAGAAACAGAAACTGAAGAAGAAGTAGTTGCAGAAGACCAAACTTCAGAAGAGGAAGTAGTTGCTGAGGAAGAGGAAGTTACAGAACTTCCCGAAATCACTGATGAAGTAGACATCGATGACGATGTTAATGCACTTCTCGGTGGTCAGGAACTCTCCGAAGAGTTTAGAGAGAAAGCTAAGACAATTTTCGAGGCTGCTCTAAAGTCTAAAGTTACCGAACTTAGAGAGGCCATGGAAGCTCACTACGAAGCAAAGCTCGTAGAAGAGGTCGAAGGCATGAAAGAAGAACTCGTTGAGCGTGTTGACTCTTACTTAGAGTACGTCGCAGACGAGTGGTTACAAGAAAACGCACTACAAGTAGAGCGTGGAATTAGAACCGAAATGACTGAATCATTCCTCGAAGGAATGAGAGGTCTATTTGAAGATCATTATGTATCAATCCCTGAAGATAAATATGATGTCGTTGAGAATATGGTAGACAAACTTGACGAAATGGAATCAAAACTCAACGAGCAAATCGAGAAAAATATATCTATCACTAAGAGTCTCTCCGAGGCAACAGGTGGTAATATCCTTTCCGATGTTTCTGAAGGCTTATCAAGCACTCAGAAGGAAAAGCTCGCTTCACTTGCCGAAGGTGTTGAGTTTGAAAGTGAAGAATCTTATAAGGAAAAGCTTGAGACTCTAAAAGAGTCATACTTCAAGACTGCTCCGAAAAGAAGTGACTCGGAAGTGTTAAACGAAAGCGCTGCAACACCAGATGTATCTGGTAGTATGGCGGCATACATCCAGGCACTATCCCATGCCACTAAAAAGTGAATCTCAACTTGTTAATTAATCAAACGTAAACTTATTAGGTAAAAACGCAAATGTTTGGCAACGCAGAACAATTGCAAGAGAAGTGGAAGCCCCTTCTAGAACATGATGGAATTGATGAAATCAAGGACAATCATCGTAAAGCGGTAACTGCTGTCTTGCTTGAGAACCAAGAAAGATTTTTAAATGAGGAAAGATCATTCCTCTCAGAAGCTCCAACAGTAAATACTAACACTGGTTCAAGTGCTGGTTTCTCTGGTGGTGCAACTGCAACAGGCCCTGTTGCAGGTTTTGACCCAGTTCTAATCTCATTGATTAGAAGATCTATGCCTAACTTGGTGGCATATGACCTCGCTGGTGTTCAACCAATGAATGCTCCAACAGGACTTATTTTCGCAATGAGATCCAGATTTGTTGATGGCACAAATGCTAACAACATGCTTGGAACAGAGGCATTCTTCAACGAGCCAGATTCAGCATTCTCTGGACAGAACCAAGAGAATACATTTACAGATGGATTTACATCTGTTACAACTGGTTTAGGTACAACTGCTCAGTCAGGTACTAACCCAGGCGCTCTTAACCCTTCAACAGATGCAAAACAAGTTGCATATGATGTTGGTCAAGGTATGCGTACAGACGACGCAGAAGATCTCGGAGATTCAAGTAAGACTTTCAACGAGATGGCTTTCTCAATCGAGAAAGTTACTGTGACTGCGAAGTCAAGAGCTCTAAAAGCACAGTACAGTTTAGAATTAGCTCAAGACCTTAAGGCAATCCACGGATTGAACGCTGAGGCTGAGTTAGCAAACATTCTATCAACTGAAATTCTTGCTGAAATCAACAGAGAAGTTATTAGAACTATCTACAAAACTGCTGAGACAGGTGCTCAGGTCAACACAGCAACTGCTGGTACATTTGACTTAGACACTGACTCAAACGGAAGATGGTCAGTTGAAAAATTCAAGGGACTATTATTCCAGATTGAAAGAGATGCAAACGCTATTGCACAAAGAACTCGTCGTGGAAAGGGTAACATCATCCTTTGCTCTGCTGACGTTGCTTCTGCACTAACAATGGCTGGTGTTCTAGATTACACCCCTGCACTTAATGTTAACTTAAACGTAGACGACACAGGTAATACATTTGCTGGTGTTATCAACGGTAAGTACAGAGTGTACATCGACCCATTCGCTGCAAACAGTGCTGCAACTCAGTACTATGTTATCGGATACAAAGGTACTTCACCTTACGATGCTGGTCTATTCTATTGTCCTTACGTTCCACTACAGATGGTTAGAGCCGTTGGTCAGGATACATTCCAACCAAAAATTGGCTTTAAGACTCGTTACGGAATGGTTGAGAACCCATTCTCACAAGGTACAACACAAGGATCAGGAACACTTACTGTTAACGCTAACCGTTACTACAGAAGAGTATCTGTTACAAACCTTATGTAAGTCATATTGCATATTTTTTACAGAGACCCGAAAGGGTCTCTTTTTTTGTGTCTAAATAGTAACATGGACGATAAAGAAGCTGCAAAACTTATTATCAAAAGATCAAAGAAAAATCCAATTTTATACTCACACGCTGAGATTCTTTATGTTAAAAGAATCAAAAAATTGCAAAAAAGTAAATGACTGATTCAGTATCACCCTTTGACAAACAAATAGCCAATAGGAACTACATGTCTCCTCTTGGTTTTAAGTTGATTCTAACAAAGACACCAAAGGTTGATTTTCTTTGCCAATCTGCGAACATACCTCAAATAAGCATGGGAACCGCAATTCAACCAACTTATTTGAAGGATATTCCTGTGCCTGGAGATAAAGTTTTATATGATGATTTAAACGTTCGATTTTTAGTAGATGAAAAGATGGAAAACTATCTTGCAATCTACA